CGGTCGCATAACCAAGAAGGCAAGATTAGCAGGCGGTTTCTGACCTGTTCTTCAAAGAAAGGTAACAAGGTATCCTGGTACCCACGTTCTCGCCAAGTCGTGCATACCGCGATACCGTAGTCGATGAGCGCGGTGTCGCATCCCCTCCACATACTAACAGCAGGGTGATTTTGCCAGCCGTAGTTAGGCTGACGGAGGGCGGTTAAAATCTGCTTTGTCTCTACGCGCTGCTTACCGAGCCGACGCATATCGAGGACTTTCGCGCTTGTATAAAAGTCCGCATCCGGGAGCAATGTTTGCATGTCAATCTCCTTACCGGCCCGGGAACAGGCCATCAATGCACTGGATGTAGAACGTCATGTCACGCCAACGAAACATCGGCAGACCAGGAAAGTCCATATCCAACATTAGGTTGCTACCGTCGTCTTCGCACGCAGCGCATAGTGCGTTATGCTCGGGGACTGATAGCCGGGTATCCCAGTGCTCTTCGAATCTAGCGACGAGTTCTTCCCAGGTGCTCGCTTCGCACAAAATTACAGGAGAATTGCCTAAATCCGTGCTCAGCATAAAGTACATGGTCAGATGTCCACCAGTGCGCCGTTGACCCAACGGTAGTTGACGGGGTCCGGGGTTTCTACAACGCGAGTAGCCGTAACAAGCATCCAGCGACGTTCCAAGTCTTTTACGTTGGCTTCTGCTTCTTCTCTGGTCGCGAAACGTAGGCCGTTACCGGCAAAGTTACCACTATGGTCGGCTACAACTTGGGGTGCGAATGACATGGTCTGCTCCTTGGGTTATGCGGCCTAGCACTGCGCCAGCCACGACCCAAAGTTTACACTATTGCAAGTAAACTGCAAGGAGCCATTAAAACATGGAGTTATGCGATCATACCTAGTCTTGGTCCACGTATGCGGGCGTGGCAGCGCCTAACGGGGCAAAGCCGTCGGCGATAGAATGACATTCATGCGTGGCATGCGGGTTACTGTGTGGTGGGCAAGTGAAGTGCGCATTGCATTCTCGGCAAGTAAACAAAAAGCCTTCCGCATAGGCGCCTTCAAACGTAAACTGTGCCCATCCAGTTGGGAGGATTTGACCGGGCGTGTACCAATTCACGTTAACCGGTCTACTGTCGGGGTGGCCAGTATCTGGCTGCACGAAAATCTTAGGCATAGTTTTCTGGTGCCCAGCGAAGTCCGCGATCAAATCCCCATGATCAACAATAGACTCTGCTTGGTAGTGGCCGGTCGGGCTGGTTTCGAGTTCGATAAGTTTCTCCAAAAAATGCTGGGACTTTTGCAGGTCCTGCAAACCATTCTTGCTCCGGTAGCGTTCTACGTACTTGGTGATGCATCCGATAAAATACCCCGCACCGGACAAACGCCACTGGCGGTCCCAGTGTTCTTCACCCCCATCAGGTTGCTTGTAGTGGACACCACCGAATTGTTTCTTGTTTGCTTGAGACATAGTTCACCCTTTCTGTTTGGCTACCCTTTTTCCCAACTTACGCAAGTATCTGACCACTTTATCCAACTTGGCCTGAGTTGATCTAGCCCTTGCTTTGGGCACTACCAGCATGGCATTTTCGTCTACTTCGATTATTACCACGTTCGGGCTTACCACTTAGGCGCTCGATCGTCTAGCATACCTAGCAACGAAATAACTCGGTCTACGTGTGGGAAACCGTCTTTCATCAGATGTGCGGCTGCATCACGTGTGAAAACGATAGCTCGGGCTAGCATAGATAGCATGCGTGGACTTTGATTGCCCATGTCGTATTCTTCTAGGGCGTACATGGCCAGATCAGCACGGTCACAGAATTTGACCACCATCTTTTCTTCGTCAAATAGCGCGGGCATATCTATACCTAAGTCGCTATAGATTTTGTCTTCAATGCCCTCAAACAGATCGCCTATCCGTGGGTCGTCAGCCTTTATATCTCCAGGTAGGTCGCCGGTTCGTAGTTCTGGTACATCGTGCATCAGCAGGGTGTAGGTCATAGCTGTTGGCGGCTGCGTCGGGGCGTATAGCCAATGCAGTAGAACCAGTGTGCGCCACGTATGCAAGCCTACGGTCGGACGGTTTAGGCATGGCATGGTATGGCATCGGACGACGTCCCCTGCGGCCAGTATAACGCCGAGAGCGTTCTCGTTCATGTTTGTCCTTTAGCCACCGAGATAGCATGCCGACGGCGAATCCAATCACTACAGGCCATCTCCCAGTCTTCGGCTTTGATATAGCCACATTGGGTCAAAGCACTCGTCCATTCACGGTTACGGTAATGCCGATGGGCGCGCTGCATCGGTTTCGCCACTTCTTCGAAAAATGGCACACGGACTGTACCCTTTGCGCCCCCCATGAAGTCATGAAGTCCTGTGTCCCACCGTGGGTCTTCTGCCCCCATAGGGTACGGCATCACCGCGTCAAACCCGCAATCGGTCATGCTATACATATCAGTTAACGGTGTATCCCGCGACAAGACACGAATAGCTTTTGGATGATCAGGGTATATATGCGCGTTATTACTGATCTGGCAGTACCAACCTACCTTGGCGTTAACGAGACCAGCCACGTACTCTTGTACCATGCTGAATTGCACTACGTTGGCTCCGTAGGCACCTAGAATCATATCGTTACTGCGGTTGAACACTGTCATGTTCAGCCGGCCATTTTGCACGCCGAAAGCGATCGTGCAGTTACACGTCATATCCTTACCCTTGTAGTCACTATCTTTCGAAGCGTCGTACAGGGACACCACAGCGCGGGTAGTATTTTTCTCGTTACGCAGTCGGTAGACCACATCATTAAGTTGATTGTAGCGCCGCATGCGCTCGCCATAGGCACCATAAAACGTAGCACCATCATCGCTGAAATCACGGATGCGCGGCAGCCATTGTTCCAACCACGCAACGTCGTTACGTCCGGCGATAATCCACAGTGATTCCATAAAGTGGAAGAACGGGTTGGCATCGCGCACTTTGTCAAACAAAACCCGCTCGCAGGGTTGTTTGTAGGTGGTCGCGATCGGCATGGGGTACTGCAAACGGCGCTCCCCACGTGGGGCAGATTCGATCAAACTATTATTGCCCTTGAATAGCATCATGGTCTTGTAGTATGCTTCGTTTACATTTGCTGCGACAATACTCAGCATCGGTATTCCTCTCAGGGCATGTCTTCAGTGGACGGATGGTACTGGGAACGGGGCTTGCCTTGGTTATGCAGAACTCGTTCGTACTTGTCGAACTCGCACAAGCAATTCTGCAAATCCTGTGCGTGGAATTGGGCGATGGGTCGGTATAGTTTAGCAGCCTTACTCCTCAAGTTATAGACGGCGGCGCTAAACTCTTTGAGGTTCCACTGGCTGTCCAGTGGGCGAGTATACAACCTGTTCAGTCCACGCTGGCTACCAGGGCCGGGGGCAACGAAATCCATCCAGTCGTAGCAGTCGTCCAAGTGGCGCGTGTACTTTAGATCAGCTATTACTTGTGCCGCCATGAACGAACCAATACCATTAACAGATCGTAGTGCCTCGTACCCACCTTGACAGGTCTGTTGATCTTGTATTTTGCCATGCAGTTGATCCCAAGCCCGGTTGAACAGATTCAACACATGCTCTACTTTGCTGCCAGTAGCCCCATTCGTGCTGACGATATACGCGCCTGTGAAAATGCGTGCACCATTCTTTTCCATCAGGCGCAGTTTGCTGCTGAACTCATCTCCGTCTACGGACCACGGTTCCGGATATCCGCAATACTCCAGGGTCGGGGGCCAGTTGAGAAATCTTGCTACGATCAAAGCGTGCCATACATTGATGTCATCATATGGACGATAGTTCTTAGCGACCCACCGCGTTACCCGATCATCCTCACGATGCACATTGCAGAAGCGGTATTTTTTGAGTATTGGGTCCGTAGTCAACACCTTCTTGTGGGTCTCTTTCTTATTGCGGATACTTTCCCGCTCACTGATCCAGTAAGCGAACCGCTCCAGTGGCGTTGAGTTGGTATGCGGATAGGCAGAAATCACGGGCTTCCTTCCAGTTGATGAAACCGTAGATGGGTAGGTGTGCGGCGGCGATGCGCGTGAACCATGCGTCAGCGCTGGCTTGCTTCTTGCGTAGGTTGGTCGGGTCAAGCGGTTTTTCGTTGCCGGTCAACTGGCGACGACGTAGCACGTTTTGCTGTGACTGGTAGAACCCAATGTCTAGTTTGATGTACCTGAACTCGACATTTGGGTTAATTTCGCGTGCTCCGTCGTACAGGTCTGCACAGGTTTCTACGCCGGGGGTCATAAGACCCTCTATGAACACACTTTTGCCGTTGCGTAGCAGGGCCAGTGCAGTCTTAGGGACGGACGAGTAAGGTTGTACGCCATCTGCTCCTCCCGTGGGCGTTGTGTACTTGCCAAGCAAGGTTAGCCCCGCATGGGTGTAGGTCACATTGGCTTGGGTTTTAGGGTGGCGTTTAGTTTCTCGTATACCACCCGCGCACATGATCAAATGACGTGCAAGTGTACTCTTGCCACTACCATTCGTGCCATGCACGTAGATCAAAGACTGGTGAGGATGTTTTGCTGCCATTGATCCATGTCCTTTCGTTGGATACCTGTCTTCTGGTGCAGGGCTTCTAGCATAATATCGCCTACGCTACTTGGAGTCGCTAGCAGACTACGTGTTGCTTTTGCCGTGCGACTGTACGGCACCCACTTGTGGTGACGGTACTGTTTGTAGACACAGCACACAGTTTCGGCTTCTTGCATGTTATAGGGACGGTCGTATCTCGGGGGCGCTTTGTCTAACACTTTGTTCAAATGCTTAGAGATTAGGTCGTATGTGTCAGCTATCTCCATGTAGGGCTCGATCATACGTGCGCCTTGCTGCGGCACCTTGGGGCTGAACTTGGCTGCTTCGCGCGGGAAATGACACGGCAGCCGGAACACGCGCTCTTGAACATCTGCCAGTTTCCAGATGAAGTAGTCACCGATTTGAGGCACTGACTTGGCCTTGGCCCGTACTTCGAAATAGTCTTTTCCGAACATACTTTGGGACATACGTTCTGGGGCAGGGAACATCAATTGCCATCTACCTAAGGCTTTGCGACCAGCAGCACCGCGAAAGTGCCTACGTTCACTGGCACGCTTGGCCGTAGGGTATTGCTGTTGCAGGTACGTCCAGAAGTTGGACCCACTGTACTGACAAGCCTTGGCGGCGATACCGGGGTTATAGAACGTAACCCACGCTGCAAGAAATCTCTGCTTCTGGTCAGTGCTGATCGGGGCGCGTTCTAGTAGCATGTAGCCAGGATCGGCATCCTCGATCTCAAATACTAACTTGCCGAAGTCTTGCCATGTCATCGGTAGCATTACTTCTTCCTTTGTGCTCTATCCATTAACCTACGTGTCCCGCCGTATAACGTGATGCTTTCATACTTGATATACGCTCGTAGCTCTGGGCAGTGTGCCGGTTGCTCTAGGCCATCTACTACCTGGCAACCTTCGTCTGCGAAATTTATGCAGCTATCGCAGTCACTACGTTGCGGACTGTAGAATCGATCTACCCAATTCTGTAAGCTGCATCTGCCACCGAACTGTCTATGCGGAAACTTGTAAGCACCGCAGCGGCAGACTACGTCGGTCATGTATTCTTTCTCATACGGTACGCTTTCAATGCTTCGAACAACGCAGCTTGCCCACGTAGCCGCCTGTTCCTACTGTCTGAGATTACTTCGTCTACGGTGTTGCGTGCAGTAATGCAACGACTGATCACGTGTGGCGCACGTTGGTCAGGGCGTTTCAGGCGCGCGATTATCTGGTGGTACTTGCCACCGCTCCAGATTTGTGCGAACCAGATAATGATATGCCCGCCTAACTCAAAGTCGTTAAGACCGTGGGACACAGATTGCGGGTTGAGAAACAAGATGGGTATCTTGCCTTTAGCCCACAGTGGCCGCACTTCTACTACATTGTTCTTGTTCAGGAACGTGGCCTTGGGGTACTCCCGTTCCAGCCGTGCTCTGTCATGTCGGAACCAGTAGGGCACAATGACTGGCTGACCTACGGCTTGGTCTATCTCGCGGCGCAAAGCTTCGAGCTTGACCGTATGTATCTCCGTCCAGCTATCCCGTTCTTCCGGGTCGTCGTATATAGCACCATTGGCTAGCTGCCAGCATTGCCCAGACAACACGGCGGCATTGGCGGCTTCTACTTCTTTCATGTTATCCAACTTTGTAAACATGTCGTTCTCGTGCTTTCGGTACAGCTTCATAGCACGCGCAGGCAAGTCTACGTAGACATCCTCTTCTACAACCTGCGGCAGTTCTAGCCAGTCGTCGCCGTCTAGGCGTATAACCTTATCTCCGATCAGATCGTAGATTAACTTTTCTGCACCCTCACGTGGAGTAAACGCAAAACCGTTGTAGTCTGCTTGTTGGAAGAATCGGCTACGGTAGCGGTCGAAAGCACTGCCTAGTCTCCGTCCTTTGTCTAGTACGAACATCTGGGGCCACAAATCAAAGAGACTGTGGGCTGCGGGCGTGCCGGTCTGGATGATACGATACGGGGTCCATTTGAGTACCTTGTAACGCAAGACCTTGAACCACGCACCACGACCCTTGATATTCTCGGACTCATCGAGGATCAGCATCTCAGGCATCCATGGCGGGCGTTGATTGCGTTTCCAATATCTAGGATCGAGAATACGCCCTAACCACGGGAGCATTGTGTAGCTGATCACGTGTACGTCAGCGTGTTCTTGAAGTTGCTTGATACGTAGTGCTGGTCTCTTGCCGTCTACCAGCACGAATTTCAAATTCTTTAGGTGCGACCATTTCTTAGCTTCGTTCTGCCATGTTTCTTTCGTAACAACAATAGGTGCCACCACCAGCGCTCCGCGAAGCACTTTGTTACGTTCTAGTAAGGTCTTCAGCACTGTCAAAGATATGACTGTCTTGCCTAGAGACATGTCTACGAACAGTCCCAGGGTACGCTCCTTGACCGCTCGCGGGATAATGCGAGCTTGGTAGCCGCGTAGGTCTTTACGAGTACGCACGGAGACCCTTGATCGTGAGTTGTTCTTGCGCCGTGAACCATACCGGGGACATACGTTTAGTCCAGGTCATGCGCGTAGTCTTGGCTTTTGCGTTGTAGTACTTGCGGTGAGACTCTGTGAGAGAGCGCCCCGTAAGAAAGACCTTGGGTAGGATTGTCGGCATTCGTGTCATGGGCCTACCGCCTTTTGCCAGCCTAAAAGGCACGTGTACCATGCGGGCTACGTCTAGGTGGAATGGACTGGTTTCGCCATAGCGGTGAATGTACTCCATGCATAGAAATACGGTCAACTCCGTCGACCACTTATAGTTCCCAGCACTTTTGGCGCACCAAGTAGGTAGTGCATGGTAGTGATATTTCTCACGAGGTTCCACAATCAACCCGGGAGGTATGCCTTCGCCGCAATGCGTATGAGCAATCGCCAGCATCTCTGTTAACTGTTCGATCTGGCTCTTTACGTGTTTGTCACAAAGAGATTTGGCGATCGCGGCGGGATTACTGTCTACTACGAAGATTTGCATAGCGGCTCCGATCAGTGGCGGCACTGCGCATGCCACCCGCTATTGTAGCCATTCTATGCAAGTATGTAAATACTTGAGTCCAATTAGTACCGTCAACTATCAGTACTTTATGGCCTCTGCGCCGGAGCCATGCGTGGACACGCTGTTGGTCCTTACGTGCCCGCTGGCCGGGGCGCTTGCACTCTGCCCAGACCACTATGCCCCCCGGCAGCACAAGTATCCGATCAACATCGCCACGGTGCATAGTGTTACGTAACTTTATGGCGCGACCGCCGAGCCCGCGGACGTACCTGAATAGCTTGCGTTCTACGGCAGACTCACGCATCGAACGTGGTCAGGCACAATTCGGTTGGCAACGTAGAATCATAGTATGGACTGAAAGGTAGCGGGCATGATTTTTTGCACTGTGTCCAGTCATCGCCTGACCGAGCGTTACATTTACCACAAATAACTGGATAATTTCCGTAGCCTGATTCTAGCATTAGCGCACCTTTATACGCTCTTCGCCGATCGAACCGATCGTGGTCACTCCGATATATCTACCCAGTGAGAGTGGTCGTACTGCGCCGCAACCGATGCACCTGCTGTCAGTAGCCGGTGGGTCCAGTCGTCCGCAGTAGCTACAACCGTGTTTGAATTTGCGCGGAACAAGCGAAAATATACCGTTATAGGACATTAGCCCCACTCCTCATCCGTCTCTTCATCGTTTACACCAAAAACTTTAGTCTCCAAATGGCTCAGAATTTTCTCCTGCTTAACGGACAGGAACGTATGCTCTTTGATCTTCTCTAGGAAGTTACGCTCCCAACCAGTTACACCACTCTGTGCCCATACCCCGGCACATTCTCTACATATACGTTCTACTCGCTCGCGGGTAGTGATTACAGACATAGTCAGCCCTCTGCTGCCAGCTTGCTGAATAGTAGTTGGTCCTCCAGTTGCTTGCGCATGGCTATGAATCGGGACCGCAACCGCGTAACGATCTGCACGTTACCCCTCGTGTCAATCTCTACGCTCATCATCTTGCGCAGCTCTAGCATGTTAACTTCCGTAGTCTCCATCTGGCGAATATAGGCGTGTGTCTTAACCCAATTGGCAAGGTGCGGTTGCAGACGGCTCAAATCGGCCTTGTTGTATTTCACTACGAGTTCTAGACTAGACATGATCAACCTTTCTGGTAGCGTTCAACTACGAAACCTTCTGCTTGCAATGGTATGTCTTTAGCCCATCGGGGCATGCGGCATACCGCTATTTCCAATTCTTCCTCACTACCCTCACCGATGCGCCGGATGGTTAGGTCTTCATCGTGGATGCTAGCCAGTGCGGGGTACCCTGCTTCTTCACCAGATAACATTCCTTCCATCATAATGTCACGGGCCATAGCTTGCATCAGGTTCTCGATCAGCTTGCCGCCGTAGGTTGTAACCCGACCGGCGATGCTACCTTTCCGCTCGCCGAAATAGGAAAGCTGCTGCTTCGGCTTGTGGAAGCGTACTACGGTTTGCACCTTAGGCGCGTAGTAGTGTAATTTGCGACCCGAGGGTAGCACCATCAATAGCCAGTCCCGCCATTTCTCGAAGTACACGTCACGGTCTGGCAAGCCTTGTATTTCCCCTCCGCTGACAACCGCCTGTACTGCGGCAGCTTCCATCAAGCCCCATGATCTAACAATATTCTTGTTCGTATTGCGAAATGCTGCGATAGCTTTGCGCGCGAATTCCAAGTCTATGATGATTTCTTCTTTAGCACAGTGTTCGACCAGCGTCGGAGCTCCTAGCTGGTAGCCTGCACCTAGTCGTAAGTTCTTGCCGATGCGGCGTTGTTCTTTGTTGACTTCTTCGATCGGTATCTTGTACAGATCACTCGCCATCATCTTGTACGTATCAATTTTGTTGCGGTAGGCAATCAACAACTTTACTTCGTTAGCCATGTAAGCCAACAACCGCGCCTCTATGGCTGCATAATCTGCGACGTAGAAGGTGTACCCTTTCGGGGCACGTATAAACCCGCGCATGCTCTGGGCCAGCATACTCATAGGACCCTGCATGGCAGACTTACCACTAGGTTTGTCTGCGGGTTGGTGCCAGCAGATCATCCGGACCACGTCTACGTCGCCAGCAGCGAAGAGGTCTAACACCTGTCCTTGTATCCGGCCTTGTTCTACCGCGCTATCCCCTAACAAACCGCGTGTGAAGTTATGAGGCTGTATCAACTTGCCAGATAGTCTACCCGTAGCGCCAGCTCCATAGTACAGAATACAGCCGCGTGCTCTACCGTCATCGCACACTACATTTTGCATGGATTTAATTTTCTTAGTAGACGCCTTGCTGGCCTCTACTCGTGTGTTCAATACCTCACGTGCCGTCCTAGGTAGCTCGCCGCGTAGGGCAGTTTCGATAGTCTTGAGTTGCAGGTTAGGCAGCTCAGCTCCGTTATCCGCCAGCCAGTTACGTAGCTTCTCGACTTGAGTGGGAGCAATACCGCCGGTTAATTTCACTACCCGTTGGACCGCTTCTATTTCCAGCGCGGCTACTACCTTGGCGGCTCCAGCCAGTGTTTCTCGGTCTAACGGCAGTCCCCTGTCGTTGACCTTCATTATGTAGTGGTAGAACTTCCACTCCTTACCAGATAAGTCAGGTACTTGCCGATCTACCTCCATCTCGGCCACTACGTCTTGCTTGTTGTAGGCCAGTAGGGTCGCCCATGCCACTGGATCGTCGGCAGGGTATACCCGCACCCTGTCGTCGTGCTTGGTCGGCTTGCGTGGGCGGCTAAACTTGCGTAGAGCGGATGCGCCTTTGGTGTCCTTGCGTATGGGGCTGCCTAGTGTCTTCAGTGCCCCGTCCAGAGAGCGGGGTAAGCCAGCGGCGGCGGCGCGGGCGGCGGTGCATCGGTACCTTTCTCGCGGCAGGTTAACGCCCATAACCTCAGTGAGTATGCATCTTTCAAACTCTGCGTTGTGCGCCATGACGTATACGCTACGATCTGACAGAGCAGCACTAAGACTACTAGGAACGGCACGACATAGGTGCGGCTCCCACTGGACGATTGGGCCAGTGCCGAGTTTCCAGCACGCGACAAGGACTTCCGTTGACGGATGTTCAGCATAGCGGTAGGCTCCCACTTTTCTCAGGTCCAGGTCCGAATACGTCTCGAAATCTAAGTGCAGTACTTCACGTGGCACTGTGGGCCTCCAACAGTTGTGCTTCGGATTTATCAGCCGGGGCGTTAATGAAAACAACTCGGCCTACTCCAGATATGACAATCCGGGAAGCTTGGCGTGTGACAACCAATGCAGTGTAATGGGCGAAGTTCACTTCTATGCGCCCTTTGCTGTCGCTATAGTATTCGCCGTACTGTGCCGTGGTGTTGTTGATCCATACAACATCGGTCATTAGTTTATCGGTGGTGCAATCTCGTACCTGCCAGCCTCGATTTGCGAAACTAGGTTCTCGTGCATCTATCCGCATGGCTCAGACTCGAGTAAAGTTAAAGTTATAAAAACGGGCACCGATATTCTGGTGCCCAAGCCCGGACAGGAACGGGCCTATTTCAACGTGTTGGTGACCATCCAATTGAAGCCGATCTTCTTCATAGCGATACCACTACCTTTTTCCTTCGCAAGCCGTTGCAGTTGCGCACGGATAGCGCGGCGGTGTACGCCCATGTCGGCGGCGATCTTGGAAGCCATCGTCGGCTCTTTCAGTTTGCGCACCGCCTTGATTGTGACATCGTCTTGGGGCTGCGTCATGCCAACTGCCGGTGCAGTTTTCTTTTCCTTCGCGGGCTTGGCGTCCTTGCCGTTGGCCGCAGACTTCGCTGCCTTCTTCGCGGGCTTGGCGTCCTTGCCATTGGCCGCAGACTTCGCTGCCTTCTTCACGGGCTTGGCGTCTTTGGCGGGTTTGGTCACCTTGACTTTGCCGGGTTTCTTGTCGGCGCCAATTTTCTTGGTTTTCTTGGTCTTGGCCGGGGCGGCAGAACTACCGCTGCCATCGAGCATGTCATCGATTTCATTCATTTCTGGTACTCCTGATTTTGGTTTGGGTACTAACGTGGAGGATTGACTGTTAGTCGTCAAGCGGATTGCCGTCGTCATCACTGGCGTCGTCGAATTCATCTTCCGCTTTCTTCTTACCATCCAGTCGCGTACCGTCTTTCAGCTTCTGGATGTTATTCAGCAAGAAGGTGACCCCCTTGCTACCTTTTTTGTCGTACGCGAACGGCACTACGGAAGCACGACAGATACAACCTGGATAGAAATCCATGGGCTCCAAGATAACATCGCGGTTTTCATCCACTATGCCCGGTTTGCTCTTGGATTTCGCCGTGATGAAGACACCGCCTTTGTGTCCGGGGACTGGCGTATCCATGTCGTCGATCTGACGGAACGGAGGAGTCTTATCCAACAGACGGACACCCGCAGCGCCGAATTTATCGGTCGCACAAGCCTTGACGGCCCTACGTAGAGCAGTGATATCTTCGGTCTTCTTGAACGCGAGCGAGAGTTGATATTGGGCAATCCCACCTTCGTTCATACTTTCCCGGGGTTCCCAGACGTACACGAAAATAGCTGTAGCGTTGGGTGTGATGATGGTGCGACTTTTTACAGCAGGTTTCTCGATAGGCATACCGTTACCTCCCATATGGACACATTGACATATTGACACATTGACACATCGGGCACGTTGACACTGTGCGTTAGCTGCAACGCAACCCCAGTCTACGCCGAAGTTAACTCAAACAAAAGACCCCAACCTAGCTACTACGATAAGAGTCGTGGCCTCTATACGCTGCTACCGCGCTACCGACGGCCACGATGAGCCACATCACGGCAATCACGGGTTTCTCGGTGTACGCGAACCAAAGCACTGAGTTAATAGTGTATAGGAATGTGTTGAGTGCATGGATCATGATCTAGCACCTCGTTGGCGGTCATCGAAAAATTATGGTATTAACCATCTGGTATAGATAGCTGAGCTTAGTTCCCTATTAGGCGGTAGGTAGGCTTGTCAACTACTTTCGCGGTCATATCCAGTTTCGTAGGGTCGTACACACCGATACGTCGGCAGATACGCATCATCTGGTGCGGGTTCTTCTGTTTCTCCAGGAAAATCAGGGCACCCGCGCAGTGCGGCGTTTTGTCGTTGCGTGCTTCAAAATAGCCGCCTTTGACTATCTTGCAGGCTTTATGACACGCAAACTCCCCGCTAGCATGGGCTGAAAGAGCAGCATACGTAAATCCACTACCGAGCAGAAACGGGCACTCGTCGCAAGGGGTGGTCATAGTATACTTCAACTTAACTCCTTGGTTTAGTGGCACCGCGCCACCACACAAGCCTGTACGAAACTATGTGAAGTAGCAAGGAGCCAAGTACGGGTCCCTAGCCGCCAAACTCCTGACCGACCACGTAAGGTTTGCGGGTGTCGTCCTCTGGCGCAACGCGGGGCTGCGCCGTGCCGTGCGTTATCCTTTTCAACAGTTTGCCTAGCAAGGTAGGCATACCATCCCGCTTGCGGCCGAGGCGTTTCTCCATCCGGGATGGAGACAGTATTACACGTGGGGCTAGTTCTTCGAATAGGTCTACGGTCGCTAGTTTCTTGGTGAGCATCGTGACTTTGTCGATATCATCCCATTTACGATGCGTGATACTGCCCACTAATTTGTAGCCGGGAATCTTTTTGCCTCCTAGCATACGCTTGGTTGCTTCACCCTCTACAGCAGTAATCCAGTTCTTCAGCATAGACGCGCTGTCCATTACTTTGGCGATATCTTGTGGGCGCAACGATAGTGGGTCCCGTAGTGTCATATCTGCCCCTATATCAGCGAACTCCAATGATGCAACCGCGACTGCTCTTTCGGCGAGAGTCTTGCAAGACCCGGCAGCGCGGCAAAAAGTACAGTGATCGCCAGCAACGCGAGGCGCATTCTTTCGGTGTGCCGCCTTTGCAGCGTCAGCAGCTTCCGCAGCAAATAACATGAGCTGCTCGTAGGTATACACGGACTCCCGCACAGGAGCACCGCCTTTGCGAGAATTAGGTTGTACGATTGTGAACCTAAACTTGGTGTCAGGCTTAATCTCTTTACTGTACTTGTTAAGTGCGCCGAGCCCGTATATGAGCAACTGTTTATTATCTTCGTGTTCAACGTGCTGTACGCCGTTCTTGTAATCAACCAAGACGAGTTCTCGTGGTAAATCCAAGAGCATAACGTCGCCTGTTCCGCCACTCGTATAGCCGACAAAAGGTGTTGCGTCAAGCGTGCATTCAATGTCGAACTTGGCTTTCTTGTGGACAGCCAGATACCCACGCACGTAGTCCAAGGCATGACTGACTCCTTTCATCATTTCGTCATCTACCAGAATGTGGCTGGCGTCTCGATTGCCAATTTTCTTTAAAATGGCTTTGTCGGCGTAGCGGTCAATTTCGTCTGCGGGCAGGTCCAGTCGCAGCATGGTTTCTAGTAAGGCATGCGCTACTGTGCCTAGGTCGGCCGCACCTCCAGCAGTATCTACCATGTCAGTGACAGCACGTGGCTGGCCGGGGCATGCCATCCACCGATGAGCGTTGCTGGCACGTAGTTCAAGGACTTGCTGCATTAGTTTTCTTTCTTAATTGGGTGGAGACCTCGAACATCACGCCCGAGGTATGTCTCTACTGTGGCAGGGTACTGCCATGCTCCCGCAGGCATGGTCTGTAGATTAAGCTAAGAGTCCTTTCCGTAAGACTTCATCCGCACATCTAGTTGGCTGCACCAACATGGCGACCGTTGTCTGTACGATAAATAGCGACGCCGCTTAAACCTAGTTTATAACTAAGCTACCTCATAAGCAATGCGCTCATACACACTACCTCACCCCCGCCCCTCTGGCGGCGCATTCCCCTCGACCAGCGCGCGGATGGCGATGGCGCACTGCATGTAGTCCCACGCCCGCGCTTTCGAATAGTCGCCCATGTCCTCGGACAAGCCTTCCAACCGCTTGACTATCTTATCGCCCAGCGCGCGGCACACCACCGCAGCCTCCTCGAACGCAGCAGCGCGGCCAGCGGCGTCGGCGGCGTGCCATGCGTCCCACGCAAACCGCGTATCCATATCACGGTAGCTGCTGTCAAGTCGGGCCAAGTCGTTGTACTTGTCGCGGCTCAACACCCACGCCTCAAACGCCTCGCGCGCGCTCATACCTCGGCCCTGGCAGCGTCAGCGAGCGCGGTGAACGGGTGTTTCATCGCCTTCGGGTAGTCGAGATTCCAGTTGTCTACCGTCATATAAACGCTGCGCAAAAGTGGTTTTGCAGCACGATAGCGCGCCACATCCTTCGCGCTCGCCTCGGCCTGTGCCAGCGCGGCGTTGCGTTCAATCGTCATGGCGGCGAGCGCGGCGCGAACAGCGTCCAACTCCGGTAGTCGGAATTCCAATGACCGCGCAAATGTATCGTTGCGTTCAGCGCTGTCCGCCACAGGCTCCACCTTCGCGGGTGGTGGGTAGAGTGGGATCGGCTCGCCATAACCCTCGGAGCATTGACTTTCGGCCTCGTGTAAATCTCCGAATATCATAAAGTCATACTCGCTGCCGGGCTCACAATGTACCTGCCACGCCACCGGCTCCACCTTCGGCACAGGTCGATCAACTCGCACCGTTCCCGCCGTCGTGTTGAGCAGGTAGCAGTTATCGTTTTCGTGGGTTACATCGATCCCGTGAAAGTCGAATGACCACGGCATCCCGTTGACGATGTTGTACTCGCGGCCCTCGGCTTTGCATCGCTCAAGGCCATGCGCTACCAGAGCGTCGAACGTGATCGTGCCGCCTCGCGCCACCGGCCCCACCTTCGGCTCCACCTCCCAGCGCCATCCACGGCCATCACAATGGGGGCAGCCGATAACGGCGCTTTGCTTCGCCAGTATGTCATTGCCCATCAGTAGAGTCCTTCGCTGTATAGCTTTGACCCATCAAGTCCCGCGCCGCACGCTTCGGGGTGAATGATTTGGCCCGCAGCGTGCGCCACTTCGTAGGCTTCCTCGCGCGTCATGTAAACGCCGTACTGATCGACAAAGCCTTGATCGGGGTCGTAGCGATGTCTGAACCTGGTGCTGTCGCGGCGCGCAGCAATCTGCTCGTACATGTCCCTGCTGTAATGGCGGATGCCTAGCAAAATGTCGCCGCCTGCGCTGCGGATTGCAGCGCACACCACGCGCCGTACCTTGTCATTGCTCATTTCGCGTTCTCCTTGGTGGCGGCGACCCACGCGCAGTCGGGCGTATGTCGTCGCGTTGTGCAACCTTGGCCTTTGATCTGCTCCCAACCACCGCAGACATGGCAGT